TAGACTGTATCTGTAAAGGTAAAAGTGTGGTTAGTCTTGTCGTAGAGTTTACCTCCTCTACGTACTACATCTATTTTACTTGCGTTGTAGTAGTCGCTTAGGTCTAGCTGAATAACATCAAACGGAATAACAATCTCATTATCCGGGTCAGGAGTGAATGGGTATTCTAACTCTTTGTTGAAAGACCATCCCTCTGATTGCACTTCTCGTGATACCCACTTGAGAGTATCGTAAGCTATGGCTACATCGGGATTGTTAATGGGAGCTTGAATACTAGTAACTGGTGCCTGTCCAATGCCAGCTAGCATTTCATTGACGGCTTCTAGAGCCTTTGTATCATCATAAGTAAATTGAGCCATAGTTGGAAGTAAGAATGAGAACCATTATCAAAATAAGGTTAAATAAAAAAGTCAGGACTCTGAGTCTTCAGATTCCTTATATTCTTTGAGAGCCTTGTCAACCGCCTTAGAGGCATCTCTAGCGGCCTGTGAGGGCTTTGGAGGACCAGGGGCATACTTACCAATACGAAGCAGATTAAGCCCCGTCAAGAGGCTCACAGCAGCCTTAAATGAATCTTTCATAATGAAAAAAGGGAGCCCAAAAGGACTCCCATAGTAATGTTTATCAGATGTTGCACTCAACAGCTGGATAAGCCAAACGGAGGTTCTTTGTAGTACTCGTCACGGTAGACGCAGCAACGGGAGAACCAAATCCCTTTTGAGTTTTAGCAACGGAAGTACGCACAGCATCAGTCGTGCATACACCGGCAGAGTCAGATACAGCCATAATTAGTTAGTGTATTGAAGTGCAGAAACATAAGCAGTAACAGCGGTAGAACCACCACTGTTCCCAGTTACGGTAACCAGCTCTCCCAGTCTATAACCATCTCCACCATCACCACCAGCGGCTACTGCAAGAGCAGTAACAACGCCAGCGGCAGTAGTAGAGTCTACAGTCAAACCAGTACCATTCCCATCACTGGTGACAGCAAGGTCAGTCTGATCGGTAGCACCTGAAGTACCATCACCAACAACGGTGAGAGAAACAACAGTACCACCCGCCCGACCAAGTTCAACAGGAGGGAATGGGTTATGAGTAGAAGAAGCAAGGCCACCGACACCAGTAATAGTGTAAGCAGCCATAATATCAAGCAGTAGCGGTAAGTTCAATAGCAGCAGCAGGGTTCAGCGTACCAGCTCCCATAGCAAGACGGGAGATAATCAAGTCACCCTGATACATAGCCCGGACATCAGCTCCGGTGGTTTGCACGCTGGGACCAATAGCCTCAACGACACCAGCAGCTTCCTTCTGATAGATAAGACCGCAGTGTCCAGTGAAATCACCAGAGTAGTCGTTGTTCTCACCATCAACAGCAGCAACAACACCAGCCAGGAAGGGCAGGTTGTTAGAACGCTTAATCTTGATACCAGCGATCTCATAGAGACCATCACCGCTGTTCATGTTACCTTGGCTGGAGCCATAGTCACGATTCAGGATGTTGGTGTCAACAGTAGAGATCAAGGAGTAGTATTGACGTGGAGACAGAACGGCGCAACGTCCGTCTGTAGGCACATTCTTCTCGTCCAGAATAGAAGCAGCTTCAAAGAAGGCATCGACGATTGACTGTGCATCATACTCATTACCAGCACCAAGGTTGATAACAGAACCACCAGGCTCAGGACCAGGGGCAGCAGTAATGGGATGTGATTCACGAGCAGCCTTAGCAATCATACGGAAGATTTTCTTGTCGTATGCTTCAGCCAGAGCGTGCCCTTCCTTACGAGCAATCTCACTACGAAGGTCATAGTGGGAGAGAGTCTCGTCAAGGTCATACACAAATGCCGAAGACACAAGAAGGTCATCACAAATGATGGTCTTCTCGGCCACCGGAGGATCACCAGAACCCAGAATCGGGGTACCAGGCACGTGGTAATCAGCGGTCATGCGACCTGTAAAGATGAACTGAAGTGACTTACCGTTACGGAGAGTACGGCTCCAAACCGTATCCTTAGCAACAGTAGCACTTTGATAAGCCTTAAACATTTCGCCACTGAACATCTTCAGATAAGTGGCGTACCGCTGGTCATAAGTACCAGAGGCAAACTTAGTATCCGCAGGACTCTTATTTAGAGTACCTAGCGGTGATTGTACGACATTAGTCATTGGTATGTTTTAATAAGAAGTAGAGTTATTTAAAGTTCGTGCGCGCATTTAAGTATTTAGTTTTGGTTGATGAATTAGGGGCTTCATCTATGCCGCTAGCGACAAAAGGGTGTCTCCGCAGAGGCCTAATGCCAACGACCTTACCGAGATTCGAACTCGGGATACTACCGTGACAAGATAGCGTGATAACCTGACTTCACTATAAGGCCAAGAAAAAAGGGAACCACAAGCCTTTGCAGGACTCTTGGCTCCCCGAATTATAAATTAGAAATCAATATCTGAAGCAGCAAGTTTCTCGAAGACATCCTCCCGATAGGCAGGATCGCTATCATAACGGGGGTCTTGCATTGCTCGTTGGAGTTCAGCCTGACTACGGAATACATCAGCCCTATCAGGTGATGGCCTGCCGCTGAGCATCGCACCTTCACGGCCAACTTCATCACCATAACGGAAGGCAAGCGCTTGAACTGCCCAGTAGGCAGCCAGAGCATTACCACTCTCCATCACAGCATCGTACATCTGAGCCTCTTCAGGCTTGAGGTTCTGACCTGCCCAACGCATCATATCAGTGTAGGCTTCATCTCCTCCAACCATCTGACGAAGTTGAACAGCGTTGTCTTCGCTCAATGTGGGAGCGTTATTCTTCTCTTGCTCGGCACGGTACTGAAGGTACATCTGTGCGATGTCATTAGAGCCTTTCTCTTTGAGAGCAGCTAATGTCTCATCAGTGTATTCACCATTGACAGCCTCTTCCCAGAGCCTATTGAGAAGTGATAGGTCAACTTCCTCCTCATCTTCGTCTTCTTCGTCTTCTACATCTTCCTCACTTTCAGTTTCGTTATTAGGACTATCTTCACGAGAGGAGAATTGTTTCTGGAGTTCAAGGTAGGCCTTCTCAAGCTCTTCAGGTGATTGGTACTTACCAGCTAGGAGTTGGTCTTGCTCCTGTTGCATTCGTTCACCAATTTCAAGAGACTCTTGCTCTTCAGGAGTGAGGCCTTCAGTTTGTTCAGTAGGGTTAACAGTAAGTTCAGCCATTAGTATTGTGTTACTTTGAGGTTAGTGTGTCCAGCGGTGTAGACCTTCTTGACATTAGTCACGGTCTTATCCTCACCAACCCTCTTCTTACGTGCGTATTTGTTTGGGGTGGTGGGATCTAAATTAGTAGGTACTGCTACATCAGAGCTATCAACTGAAGGCTTAGCTTCAGCTTTACTCCTAGTCTTACGTGGCCTACGAGTGGGCTTATTATCAGCCATTCATCATCTCCATTGCTTGTGGGTTTTTAGATGGGTCCATCATCGGTGTCTTGAGCATATTGATTTGTTGCTCAGACTGGACTTGTTGTTGTTGTGCTTCCATAGCTTGCTGCTGCTGTGCTTGAACTTCATCCATACTCTTAACGAGATTGAGGATGTCAATACCTTGAGCAGTAGCCAGTCGTTTGATTACTTCATCTTGATTGATGTATGTAGCCAACGCCTCCGGTCCAAGTGTCTGACCTAAAGTAGTCAAGAATAGAGACAGGGCTTGTGCATCCTGACCCCTGCCAAGTGCGTTAACACCAGCGACAATGATAGGTCTAACCATATCGGGCAGAGTAGGAATGTCTCCACGCTTCTGTGCGATAGCTAGTTTACGACTCAGATAGGGCTTCAGGAACTCAACAGTCAGTAGTGAAAATAAACCACCTAACTGTTGCTCTAGCTCCATTTGTGTCATCCTTACTTCCTCTGCTGTAGTGCGTTCACTATCTCTAACAGAGAGAATAAGGAAAGCATCGCTAAGACGCCTTTCAAGAGAGCCAGCCATTTCAGCAGCAGTCCTAAAGTCCATAGCCTTACCGACTTGGATAACACCTACATCATCAGGCCTGCCTTGAATAATAGCACCGTTCTTAGCAGACTCTAGAGTAGCAGCTTTAGTGGTACTGGATGGGGATACTAGGAAGACTACTTTAGCAGCTGCTGCTGAGCCTTCTACGAGTGCCTGAGAGAGTGCTTCGAGAGATTTCAGGTCTCCCATATACTCTTCAACACGGCCTCTACCGTATGCCTCACCGTCTAGTACGTTGAATCTAAGTACCAGCCAGGGATTAGTCTTCAATGGAGCGTTACCATCAGTGCCGGGAATTTTAGTATCCCACACTTCTTGATGCCATTTGAATTTTGTACCTACTCTTGTGACGTGTGTGTAGACATCCACTTCATTATCTACTCCTGAATGATCTTCATCACTAGGGTAGTTTGGTTTAGGTTCCTTGACTCCCATCTCTAGGACAAGGGCTTTGTCAATCTTCTCTTTCGTAACGATTTCTATGACGTTACCGTTACCATCCCTTTGTACTACATACCTGTTAAGAGGATACATCTTCAGACCATCCTTCTCACTCATAAACATTAGTGCATTACCACCAACAATGAGATGACGAAGTGCTTGATGTACTTGAACTCTGTCATTGGAAGCAGCAATGCTTTCCATAATCATTCGTTCAATCTTAGCAAAGCTCAAGTCTAGTTCAGTATGCGTTTCAGGTGGGATGTCATTCTCACCTAGCTTACTGTCATCAACCTGTAGCTTAAAGAAGCTGGTCTGTGGAGGTAGTAGAGCTAGCATCAGTTTACTAGCTAGTGCTCCAACACCTTTAGAGCCCACACTTTGCCACGGTTGTGTTAAAGTACGAGCTCCTTTTGTGTACTCTTCCTCACCTCTAATAAGATAAGGTAGAGTCAGTTTTGATGCTTCTAGTGCAGTATCAAGGAATTGAGTACGATCCTTCATCAGAATATCGTATCTTCCTTTTGCTTTCATTGAATACCAATTCCATTAAGTGTGTTCATAAAGGCAGTAGCATAGTTGCTCATACTATTCCGCTTGGAATTAGCTGTAGTCATACCTTTCAAGGGATTCTTAGGACCAGTTCCGGCTTGTGTAGTCTGACCGTTACTGCCCATACCGATGATGCCCATATTCATAACAGGCCTACGGTTACTTTGAATACCCATTTGATTTGCTCGTTGGTATGGTAGATTCATACCTTGTTGCATTACTTTTCGATTCCCCATCATTGCTTGGAGGAATCCAGCGAGATCGAAGTTAGCCATATAAATAAGTGTTAGGGTTGATTCCTGGCAGTGCAGGCATATTGAACAACGAGCCAGACTCACCTGTTGGCAGTACTGGTCTGTATTCCGGTGCTATCATAGGGGGAGTCCACTTCTCAGGATTACTTGTAGCCAACACTGGTTTGTATTTCTTTGCTATCACAGGAGGATTCCAATTCCCTGTTGGTAGTATTGGCTTATATTCTGTGGCATATTCTGTAGTAGGAGCCACCTTCTTCTTGCTCTTAGTTTTAGGCATAGCAGCCTGTTAGTAGTCAGAGAAGTTAAAGTTGAACTGAGGAGGATCAGGTAGTTCAGGAGCACTAATAGTACCAAGGTCAATACCTTGAACACCGTCAG